TGCCCACACATATTACATTTGTTGTTATCCATCTTATTTGTATTTACTATGGTTAATTAGTCTGCCACTTGACAAAATGTGTCCAGCTTCCTCTCTACTGATTTGATGATGCTCTGCAAATACATCAATAGTCAAATAGTTGTTAAAGTATTCAATGTACATTGCTTCTTGTTGTTCTTCCGTGTATTCCATCTTAGTTGGTTTTTTTTAAGTCAATTAATCTTTGTGTTTGTTCTCCTTGTTGTATTGATAATTCAACAATCTCGTCAAACAGTTTACTGTTCATTAATTCTTTGCTACTGTTCATAAGCTTGAGTATCTCGTTAAATGCTTGGTGTTTCTCAATTGATGCTTTTACTGTCATTACTGTCATAATATTTGTTTTTAGTTATTTTCTTTGTAATCGTTTTCGTATGCAAATTCGTGAATCTCTTCCTTTACCATATCGGTAATTAGTTCCCCGTGTAGAACTGACTCTAAGCAATGCTGGGCTTCTTGAAAGCTTACATCGTAGTTACCTTTAACGTCATCTACGTTCCACCAGGAAACGTGGTAACCTACACTTTTTAATAAGTCTTTGGCTTTTTGTACTTCTTCAGGTTTTTTCATAATGTTTGTTTTGTTTGTTAAACTTGGTGCAATATACACCTTTTTTTTTAATTGGCAAATTCTATCTTATTTTTATTGCAAGTTAATTCTATAACTGTATCAACATTCACAGTTCGGTATCCTTTATTAGCTACGTCGAAAACAATAATATAGTTAAAAGTCTTTGGGTCATATCCAAGCGAACCTCCTTTGAGATGCTTTTTTACACCCAATCTTCCGTTAAGCTCTCTTAACATTCCGTTCTTCTTAATAAACTTAATAGTAAAGAATTTACCTGTACTAATTGCCTTAATGATTTGCTCTCTTTTGTTCTGCATAATATTTGTTTTTAATTGTTATCTGAAGCAAATCTACAAATACTTTTTCATTCCACCAAAACTTTTTTACTTTTTTACTTGACAAGACCTACAAAACTACTTTTGTTTGTGGTGTGGTACAATGCCATCTCCTGAAGCTCAGGACTGACAAAGAGCCAAAATCAAAAAACCCCAACGAGAAATCGGAGGGGTATTGAATTGAAAAGGGGGTATTGAATTGAAAGGGTATTGAATTGTTAAACTACCCTATTGAATTGTTAAACTAATTAACGATGTACATACCTTTAGGAACTGACCTCATCAACAGGTACTCACAAGCATAACGCAAGGCATCTATTCCGTGATTCCAATCATCACGAGGCACAGAACCCCTCATCTTCCAGGAGTAGTTATTGAACTCTTTTATCAGGTCTATTGAATTGCTATCTATAACAATGTGATAGTCTTGCATCATCGCAATACCTGTCAAGATACTACCTTTCTTCTTGATTGTAGGGGTAACGTTAAGTCCTTTCATCTTAAATTCTGACAATAGTCTTGGCTCTGAGTTATCACACACAATAAGATTCTTACCTGCGTACCTCCTATTAGATTCATAGAGCTGAGATGTAGCCATTCCTGGTTTGTAGAAGTGGAGCTTTGCCCACACCTTCTTTAGTTTCTTATCTACTGCAACCTCTACCAATACAGAGGGGTCTACACTAAATCCAAAGTCTTGCCCAAAAATAGTATCCATATCTTTAGGGAAATCTCCTATCGACCAATCAGTAAACACAACACCTTCTGCTCTGTCTAACCAACCTCCCATTATCTGATGGCGAAACTTCTCAGGTCTGTTCTTCTGCATATCCTTTAAACCTAATACAAATGATTCTGATAGGTTTTCTATGTTGTCAAGGTATGTAGTATGGATGTAGTTCACGTTCTCCTTATCTCCGTTATGTCCATCAGGCACACCTCTATTCTGAAAGAACCTTTGGTATATCCAATGCTCTTTTGTCGTAGGGTTTAAGATTACGATACATCTATTCTTTACACCTTTCGCTCTAACAGAAAAGTCAATCTTATCGAACACCTCTTCATCAGTAAGTTCTTCTGCCTCATCAACAACAAATGTTGTAACGGCATTGATAGACTTTAGCTTTGCAGTTTGGTCGCCACTTGATGTCTTGACCCCACTAAAGATAATTGAACTGCCTGTGAGCTTGTTTGTAATCTCTGCCTTTGTTACGTCAAAGTGTTCTGCAACCCCCATTAAATCTATCTTCTCCAGGAACTCAGGAATAATAGACATCGAGGCTGAGGTCATAGTGTAACGAGTAAAGAGAATCTTATGCCCTTTCTCATAGGTTAAGTGGAGTAGGAATACGTTTATACCAAACGACTTTCCCGAACCACGACCTCCTGTTACAACGTGATACCTTGCATCACTATTGTATAATGATTTGTATTTCTTATTCAGTTGTACTTGACTCATCCTCTTCTTCTTCTATTGGTGTTATGTCTATTGTAGTTTCCTCAAGGAAGTTTACAATAGGAATATTTATATCAGTCTTAACATTGACTTCCTTCTGTTCTTTAGGTTTGCCATACGTAAACTCTAATAGCATCTTCATGTGGGGGAAGCTCTCCTTAGCTTGTTTCGCTACCTCAAGCCACATCTTCTCCTCGCTACCATAGGCTTTTTTTATGGCACTAACTGCAAAGTTACGTAGCTTCTTCTCAGTTATCTTAGGAGGTCTACCTGCTCTACCTTTAGTTGAATGACCACCATTGTTCTTGCGACCATCAACCTTTTGTGGTTTGTTCTCATCGTTATTCTCCATCATCAATAATCTTTGACGTTGTTAAAATCAACTGAGCGAATCCAAAATACAATACGTAATCAACAATGTAATACCTACCATCATCTTCCTCTCTCGTTCCAAAATACTCATACGTTCTTGTTCCAAATAGGATTCCGTTAAACAATCCTGCACTTAAATACCAATCTGTTTTTGCCATAACTATTCTTCGTTTTCTAATGAGATTAAAATAAACTTTACTGTTACCACTACTCCAAACACTACTATTAGTACTGCTGCTAAAATATCACAATTCATAATTTACGTTTTAATGTTGCTACAAATAATCTTAAATCGGCAACAGGTATCTTATGCCTTGCTCTAAATCCTTCTACAAAGTTTGCATACGAACAACCCTTCTCTGAGTACGTATCTTGCTCTGTTAGCTTTATTCCTGTTATTGCACAATATTCTCTTTTCTTCATAATTATATTTGTTTGTCTTTATACTCTTGCATCCATTCAGCTAACTTACTATTTACATCTGCGTAAACACCAAATTGTTTTAAGTGCTGCTCTTGTTTATTATCTAAAAACTTCTTTGCTTCTAAGCTCATAGTTCTATGTTTTTCATTGTTCCTGTTGTAATTAGTCTGTATTTTCTTTTCAAGGATTCGATATACAAAGTCGCATCCATCAATTCTTCTTGGAGATGTTGTAGCCAGTCTAAGGCACTTAAATCTTCTCTCTCCATTGTCTGTCCGTATTTTTCTATTCCGACCTTAGAACGCTTCTTATAAGCCTCTATAACTGTCTGTACTATCTTGTCCTCCATATTACTTTCTGTTTTTATAAAAGTGGTTATACAATTCCCAAATCTTCTCTTGGGTTTTCTTTGCGTTGTATCTCTTGTCGCTTCTTGTTATATCTCCGTTGTAATCTATCTCTATCTCGAATACAGTCTTTGTAACTACAATAGGATATATCTTTATGTCGTTAGCTATACAGTATTGTTGTGCCTTATGATTATAGTCTATCACGCAAAATCCTCATTAAGTTGGTCTATCCAATCATCACGTTCTTGCTCAAGCTCTTCCCATATATCTTCTTCAAGCTGTATAAATCCTTCCATTACATTCATTTTACTTCTGTATATTGTACATCCAAGTTGTTTATTCTTTGCTCTTCTATCAAATCAAATATAGTAACCTGCTTATCACTTGGCTTGTTAAGAATCCTTAATAGTATTTCGTCTAAGTGTTCCATCTATCCTATGAGTTTAAATCTATATCCCTCTACAACATTCTCCAGTTCTTGAATCTTTATCTTGAGCAATTTGTTCTCGTGTTCCAATGTTGGATTGCCTTCCATCTGCCTTCTGAACTTCTCGTAATAGTTCTTGTACTTGTTCTCATAAAGCATATCATAGAACGTAAAGTTCAAAGACCTTAGTACTGTTGCGTGGGTTTTAAGACCTACTGACTCAGCTAACTCTTGCAACGTAAGCTCTGTATATTCTCTACATAGTCTAAAGTATATTGAACGTGGGTACACATACTCTCTAAGTCTGCATTGGTTCTTCAATACTACATCAAAATCAAACTCTATCTTCTTTCTAATTTCTAAAGGTGTCATTTCCATATTTATCTATTAATTCGTCTATTGCTAATTTAATTCCTGCACAAGTGAGGTACAGTTCTCTTT